CGGAACCACTTCCCGGCCAGGATCACGCACCGCGAGCACGACGGCGTGGTCAGCATCCGCACGTAGCCGCCCACAGCGGGGGTCGCGACCATGCCCGCGCTCTCGCCCGCACGCCCAGCGTCGGCCACCTGCGTGAGCACGATGCTGTCCAGCAGGCTGCCCCCGCGAGCGGCAGCCTCCGGCGCGCTCAAGCCGCCCGCGATCAGCGCCTTCGTCGTGATCACCGGCTGCTCGAGCAGCGTCACCAGCGGCCGGCCGTCGCTGGCGAGGCCGGCGAAGGCCTCCGGACGGACCTGGCCGCTCGGCGTCGGGTCCAAGCCGAGCTCGGCCACCACGGACGGCACGTACCGCGCGGCGTCCGCCACGGCTCGGCGCTGGGCAGCCGTGAGCACGAGCAGCAGGCCCGGCCGTAGGGCCTCCCACGATGCGTCGATGGCCCCGAGCTCCAAGCGGGCCCATGTCCGGCGGGCGACCGTGAGGGTGGCGACGCTCAGGCGCTGCGCGGCCTCGTAGTGGCTACGCGCCGCCCGCGGCTGCTCCACCGCTCACCAGCTTGTCCGCGATCGCCTCCAGCGTCGGGTCGTTCGCCTCGGCCGCGCGCATCTCCATGACGCGCTCCACCTCGGTGTCCGACAGGCCGTAGCGCTCAGCCAGCCAGCGCACAGGGAAGCCGATGTCGCGCAGCTTGCTCAGGGCGTCGACCAGCTGCGCCTCGGACCGCGACTCGGCGTCCTTCCAGACCACCGTGCCCTGACCCGCCGCATCCGCCAGCGCCGCGTCTCCGCGGGCCAGCGCCATGAGGCGGAACAGCTCGCGCGTCGGGGCGGTGAAGTGCAGCGCGGCCTCCTGGGACTTCTTCACCAGTCCGGTCTCGGCGGCCTTGAGGGCGTCGCCGGACAGGTTCGCCATCTTCCCCACGAGGTAGTGCTGCGGGGTCCGGGTCTGAGCAGCGACGTGGCCGACCGCGACCTCGACCACGTCGGTGAACGCGGTGAGGCTGGATGCCGGCCAGGAGCCGATCGAGGAGTTCTGGCCAGTCAGCCACAGCATGCGGCCCTCGGTCAGCTTCTTCTCGTCGACCGGCATCTCGCCGACCTTCTGGCCGCTCTCGTCGAGTACTGGAACCTTCGGCGGCGCCTGGCCCATGACGACGCGGGAGGGCATCGAGGCGAAGTCGGCGGCGTTGAACAGGTACGCCCACAGCAGGTTGATCGCGTCCTGCATCGCCATCGTCCCGGCGATGTCCGAGAGCGGCTCACCGCCCAGGCGAGGCCGGTTCGGGAACTCCACGACGGGGACCACGCCCATGGGGTTGGCGATCGGCCACGTGTCGTCCGACCCCTGCCGCGGCTCCCAAGGCGCCCCGCCCGTGTGTCCGGCAGGCAGCACCAGGCCGCTCGAGGTGCGCCGACGCCGAGACCACTTGAACACCTCATCAGCGGTATACAGCGTCAGGTACTCGAGGTCGTCGTCGTGCCAGGACTTGATGGCCGCAACCCGGCGCCGGGCGTTGTCCGGCGCGGTCTCGACGAGCACCTGACCCGGGTGCTCCCAGGTCACCACCGGCTCGTCGGTGTCCGGGTCACCCCAGACCAGCGCGAGCGAGCGGGCCGCCACGAACGACTCGAGGAATCCCTGCGCGGACTGCGCGTCGAGGTCGTTGCGCGTCCAGTCCGACCACAGCAGCCGCTCGCCCGCGGACATCGAGCCGTCCGAGTCCAGTCGGAAGCCCGTGACCTGCACCCGTTCAGCAGGTGAGTCGGCCACGACGCCGCACCAGTTGTCGGAGAAGTCCTTGTAGCGGTCTGCGTGAGCCTTCGCCCACTCGTCCGTGGCGAACTTCAGCGCCTGCTCGCCGGCGTAGTAGGCGTCCCGAGTCGCGGCTTCCTGGCGGCGACCGAGGAGCCGCTTGTGCAGCTTCTCGGCGAGCCCGAGGGCTTCGCTGGCGTCCACGCAGCCCTCCTTCAGGTCACATGACGTAGGCGTACTCGTCGGTCTTGGCGTCGAACAGGTGCGCCTCGCGGGCATCCGCCGCGGCCTCGTAGGCCAGGACGTCCGCCATCGCCGCGTCGATCTTCTGGTGATCGGACGGCTTGCCGAGGATGTAGCGCTGACCCGGCTTCGCGACCTTGCGGGCGTTCGCGACGTGCGTCGCGGTGATCGTGCAGTCGTCATGGACGGTGCGTCCCGACGACAGGTCGGTCACGATGCGCTCGAGCGCTGCGTGCATCTGGACGATGCGGTACGTCGCCCACTCGGCGAAGACGTTCTCGCCGTAGCGCAACGCCCAGTCGCCGATCTCCGACTGCCAGTCCCGTGGGTCGCAGTAGGCCCGGACGACCTGGTAGCGGGTGCAGAGCTCGTCGACCGCGGCTGCCACCTCGCCGCGGGGGATGTGTCCGCCCCACTCGTCGGGGTTCCAGATGGTCGGACGCTGATCCGGCCCATAGGTCGGGGTGAAGCGGTAGCCGTCCGCGGTGCACAGCCGCAGGGCTGTCCAGTCGTTGGAGTCGGACCCGTCGAAGCCGAGCGTGACAGGAGTTCCGGGTGCCACGTCCCGCTTGCCGCTGCGGCGCTCCCAGAGCCCCTCGACCAGCCAGGATCCGAGTCCCTGGACGAGGCGGTTGCCGTAGAAGCGCTCAGCCTTCGGCGGATCGGTCTCGACGATCTCGGCGGCCTCGGCGTCGACGTCGGCGGGGTTGACCCACGGCGAGTCTGCGTAGACGTAGCGGTGGATCTTCCGACGCTCGTCCTTGTTCCGGTACGACAGGTCCGCCGGCGGCTTGCGGTAGTACCGGAAGATGTCGGGTCGGCGGGACTCGAAGGCCTGCTGCGCCGCCGAGTTCTCCAGCGGATCCCACGGGTTGGTCAGCTCGATCGTCCGGCCCTGCATCGCGGCGATGCCGCGGCGCATGGTCTGCCAGGTGTCGAGCACGCGGTTCTGCGCGGTATAGAGCCCGGACTCGTCGCCCAGGCCCATGGTCAGGGGCTTGCCGAGCTTCGACCGCGCGGCCGACGAAAGTGGGACGATCATCCCGCGATTGGGGAGGCGGATGAACCCCTCGCGAACGTGCACGAACTCCGCGAGCGGGCCCGAGTGGATCATCGTCTGCAACGGCTCGTAGACGTTGCTCGTCTGGGACTCCGCGAACGCCAGGAGACCGATGAGCGACTTCCTGCGCGGGAAGCCCATGGCCTCGCCGGGCTGGTACTCGTAGGTCCAGCCGCACCCGCAGCCATGGTCAGCGCAGCGGTACTCCTCACCGCCCCGCGCCCACCCGGCGAACAGGCTGGGGCCGACGCCCTCGTTGAGCAGGATGCCCGCGCCCCACGGGGACTTCCCGCACTTCTGAGGCCCGACGACCACCGAGCGGCGGTAGTGGAAGGGCTCGAGCAGGCGCCGCGGGTCAGCGACGGCGTTGGGCTTGATCCGGTAGTGGTGCGCCGTGCAGAAGAGCTGCCAGCCGTTGAACGTCAGCGGCTCGCCCTCGTACACCCCGCCCGGCACCTTGCAGTGGTGCTCGATCCAGTCGGTGACGAGGAACCCGAGCGTGTGAAGCGGGTCGAAGTCGAGAGCCAGGTCACCGCTCGTCATCGCCAACGGCCCTGATCCGGTCGCGAGACGAAGCTCGGGCGGGAGGTTCCGCCTGGGCTCGCTTCTCGGCGACCTCGTCGACGGCGACCTTCCAGCCCATCTCGGCCAGGCCGGCGGTGGTCATGCCGATCTGGTCGGCGAACCGGTGGACCTGGGCGATCAGGGCTGCCGGCGCCTCGGCGTCCTCGGCGCGGACGGAGAGCCGAACCCACATCGCGACGGTCCTAGTCCGCCAGGACTCCGACGGCATCGACCAGGCGCAGGCCTGGGGAGTCCGCCAGGCCGCAGCCCAGACCTCGAGCTCGCGGTCACTCGGGGACGGTAGGGGGAAGTCCGGAGCCTCGCCGCGGTAGCCCTCCGCCGGAAGCGCCGTCAGCGAGTAGCCGCGACGATCCGAGCGAGCCGAGCTCGGGTCGGCAGTCGGGCCTGACCGGTTGCGCGCTCCTCCTCGAGCCATGGTGTCGATCTCCGCTCCGCAGCGTTGCGCCGCATCGCTGGCCCGGCCTTGCGCCGGGCCAAGGTCTAGCCCTCCCCGGGGATGTCTGAACCCCTCGCGGTTCCGAGCCCCCTCTCCGGCGGTTCTGGTCGAGGGGGTCGTTCGAGGTCATCCCCCACCCCTCAGGCCACCGCCTCAGTGCCGCGAAGGGCGTTGCACAGGCAGTGCGCGAGGCGCACGTTGTCGAGGTCGTGCGGGCCGCCGAGGGACAGCGGGATGACGTGGTCGACGCTCGGGTACGTGATGCCCGCGAGGAACGTCGCGCCGTCTCGGGTGTAGTCGTCGGGGTCGCACTCGTCGCCGCACAGGTGGCACGCCATGCCGTCTCGGGCGGCGACCTGGGTCCAGTGGATCGGCTGGCCCTCGCGCGCACGGCGGTCGCGCTTGGCGTTGCGCCTGGCGCACACCTTCGAGCAGTAGCGCGCGTGGGACATGAACGCCTGACGGTCGATCAGGAACGAAGTGCCGCACGGGCAGACGCATGCGGTGAATCGTGCGACCGGATCCGGCTCAGTGGCCGGCTGGCGCTGCTCAGCGATCAGCACCGCGACCTGGTGGCCAGCGGGGATCTTGCATCGCGGCGCGTCGGTCGAGTACGGCTCCACCTCGCGGCGGTAGGCATCACGACACGCGTAGTCGCAGAAAGGGCGGCGCTTGCTCACGTACTTGAGCACTGGTGCGCCGCAGTATGCACATGGCGCTTCGACCTTGCGGTGTCGGTTCGACTGCGCCTGGTTGTAATGCGTCGAGCACAGACCCTTGGCTCGTACCTCGCGCTCGCAACCGTCGATGGTGCAGACCTTCATCAGGTTCTCCCGAGGAATGCGGAAGGCCCGTCGCTCGGGACGACGGGCCTTCCTGGCCCCGGGGATCAGCCGGGGCTGCTATCGGATGTTCCACCCGCCGGGCTGGTGTCGGGCTGTCTCTCGGGAGTGGCACCGCGCGCAGAGCCCGCGGCCGTACTCCGGGTCGTTCGGGTCGAGCCCGAGCGCCTCGAGCTCGCGCCGGCTGCGCGGGTAGTGGTCGGCCACCGTGGCGAGGACGTGCTCTCCGCGCTCCAGATGCACGACGCACAGCGGGTCACGCTCGAGCACGGCAGCCCGGAACGCTCGGTGCTCCCGACTCGTGTAGGCCCGGTCGGACGCGGTACCTCGTGCCGCGTCCGACGCGGCCCGGTGCGCCTGGCATCGACCTCGGGCGACGAGCTCGGGGCAGCCGGGCACTGAGCAGGGCTTGAGCGCTCGGGGCATCAGATGCCGGCGCAGAACCGGACGACGAAGACGGCTAGGCCGACCGTGAGTAGCCAGAGCCCGAGCAGGACGAGGTTGGCCTTGTGCTGCTCGCACATCAGCGTCGCTGCTCGAGCAGCTGGTCGCGGTAGCGCTCGGCGTCGGCGACCTGGGCGTGGGTGCCGGTCAGGCGCAGCCGCTTCACGGTGGCGTCGGCGTTGCGCAGGGCCTCGTCGATCTCGGCGAGGTCGGGGCGGGTGTCGGTGGCGGAGGGCATCGGATCACCCCCGGACGACTCAGGCTGCGGTGGCGCTCTCGATGAAGGTCAGGAGTTCGTTGTCGGCCTTGAACCACTCGCCGGTGGTCCTCAGGTGGGCGAAGCGGCGATGGAGGTTCTTCTCGTCGCGCATCGTGCCGGGGATCTGGCCGAGGAACTCCTCGTGCGGGATGACCTCCATGCGCTTGCGGAGGTGGGCCGAGAAGCCGATCTTCACGCGGTCGCCGAGTCGGACGAAGTAGACCGAGCCGAGGCGGCTGGAGCGCATGAGGTCGGGCTTGCCGTTGCCTGTCAGCAGGTCGGTCGGCGCCGGGTTGGCGAGGGCCATGTGGGCACTCACGGTGCGGTAGACCTCGATCGCGTGGCGATCGCACACCGGCACGTCGAGCAACTCGGACGAGTCCGCTTGGCACCGAGGGAACACGCAGGTCATCATGTGACGTCGACTCCAACCAGTCGGCCATGCCCCGGGGCCGTTGGCGCGGTCGCCGGGGTCTCTACATGGGACAAGGGCTGGGGGAAGATCGTTTTCCCCACAGCCCTTGTAAAGGACCCTATCAGTTTCGGGTCAAGTCCCATTCCTGTCAAGCCCGGTCAGGCCTGGCGTGTCGTGATCGCGGCGAGCAGCGCGGCAGCGGCCTCGGGGTGCAGGTCGCGCCCCATCCGCCGGCCGAGCGCGTGCCAGCGGTCGGCGGTCCAGACGTGGGGCTCGTCCTCGTCCTGGTCGCCGCGCTCAGTGCATCGCACGACGGACGGCAGCACGTCGTCCTGACGTCGCATGAAGGCGATGACGATGCCGGGGCAGCGCTCCTGATCCTCGCCGGCGACCTCCGGGCAGGGGCCCAACTCGACGCGGTAGACCGAGTTCGGGTGCAGCGCCGAGCGCGCTTCGGCGATGGTCTCGGCCAGGTTGCGCACGACCTCGTCGGCCCACTCGCGGGCGGCGAACCACTCAGCCCGGTCGTCGAGCCAGGCGCCGATCGCTGCCAGGTCGTCGTGCGGTGCCACATCCCAGGGACCCTCCTCGAGCGCGACCTGCGCCCACGAGACGAGCGTGGCCCGGATGTGGTCGCGGGTGCGGACCACGGCGTCCGAGAGTGCGATGCCGACTGCGTCGCCTCGTCCGGAGCGTCCGACCTGGTCGCTGACCTCGAGGAGGCGGCCGACGAGCTCGGCGTGCAGGCGGGGCAGTTCGCGCAGGTCTCGGCGCAGGCCGTCGAGGTGGCCGGGGCACAGTCGCAGTCCGTCGACCGCGCGCCGTGGCCGCTCGGGGTCGTGGCGGTGCGGGGCGATGCAGGTGTCGTCGGTCACGCGGACTCCTCGGCGGGGATGTGACGCTCGCGGGTTCCGGGAGAGCGCAGGGCCGCGGCGACCTGGGCGACGATGGCAGTGGTCGGCCGTGCCGTGAGAGCCTCGGGCTGGCGCACGACGTCGAGGGCCCGGTCGGCGGCCTCGGTCGCCAGGGGCATGCTGGCGCCGTCTCCTGCCGCGGCGATCCAGGCCTGCTGCCAGCGGACGCCGGCAGCCGGGTCGTCGTCGAGTTCGCTGGGCGGCGCTGGCGTCGGGGCGTTCCCCAGCAGCGCGTGGATGCGCTCGGCACGCACGCGACCAACGGCGCGCAGCAGGTCGGCGGGCTTGACCTGGCCGAACGCGGTGGAGTCGCGGTTGTGCTCGAGCCAGCGGGCGGCCTGCACCGCGGTGCCGTAGTCGAGGTGGCCGACGTCCTCGTGCCAGACCTTGACGGCGGCAGGGTCGCGGACCGGGAGCAGCCCGACGAGGTTGAGCCGGGTGACGATCTGGGTGGTCTCGGTGGCAAGCATCAGACGGCTCCGATCGCGGGTGGAGTGTGGGCGGCGTCCTCCTGCTGCGCCCACTCGTAGGCGTCGCGGAGGTGTTCGATTTGCCGGTCACCTGGCCGGGCCGGGGTCTGCTGCCGCTGTGCGGCGAGGCGGAGCTGGTCGTAGCGCTCGCGGAGCTTGGGCATCGAGAGGATGTTGGCGCGCCAGAACGGGTCGTCCTGGCACCAGTCGATGGCCGCCCGTACCTGGCCGGGGGTGCGTCCGTCGACGTCGAGCAGGAGTCGTGCTGCGGTGTGCCAGCGCTTGCCGATGCGTGGGCGTCTGGAGCCGTTGGCCTCGATGCGGTCGGCCAGGTGCTCGCAGAGGTCGATGACGTCGGGGCGCGCGTTCGGCGATGAATCTTCGTCAGAAGATTCATCGGACGGGACGGGACGGGACGGGGGCATCGGTTTGCCATCGAGGTCTGATAGCAACTTGCCATTTTCGGTTGATGGCAAGTTGCTATCGCCCTTGGTGCCCCATCTGGCGGCTGCGCCACGCTGACCTGCGGCGGAGCGGGCAGATGAGATTTCCGAGGCTGTCTGC